GTTTTTGAAACTATAGTTCCATAATTAAAACCAGTTGTTTTATTTATAACAGCAAATAAGTTACCACCTATAGCATTTGCATTAGCAACTATAGTTAAATTAGCTTGACCAGCTGCACTTGCGCCACTTGATAGCGCATCTGTGTCAGTTGAAATCGGTGTTAACTCTGTCCATATGTTTGCATCTGGACTAGTAAATATTTTAAAGTTATTTAAATTATATCCATTAGTTGCGGGATCAGAGTAATTACCAGGACCAACAACTAAGTTAGTATTAAACGTACTTGTAAAAGTTTGATTAATATTACCATTAGATGTAAACTGCTGTGCTCCAGCGTAATATTGTCTATTAGTTTCGGTTATTAAACCACCATTAGGTACTGGCATAATTTATTATCTTTGTTGGTTAATATTTTCTTGAGCAACTTGTTGAGCTGCTACTTGTACTATTTCAGGACTTCTTACTACAACACCTGCATATAATAATATTTTTAATATTAATTCAGTTTGTTCAGCTGAATGTAATTCAAAATTAAATGAAGTTGAAGCGTTGAAAATATATTGATTATTTGAACCAGTTGTAAAATTCCATACCGGCGCAATAGGTTTTCTAATATATGCTACTTCAATATCGTCTACTATAGTTGTAGGATAAACGGTAAGTTGAGAGTTTTCGTATAAATAAATAGGGTTTGTTGTACTAGGAACTGTTAAATCAGATTTTAACAAATGATACAACTCTTCTCTTAAAACTCTTTGTAATTCTTCTGCAACAGGAAAACTATTTGGTTTATATAAAACTTGTCCTAGTTTGTAAAATTGCTTAGGATAATAGTTTACAATTAAAGTTTGACCAGCTGGTAATGGGTTTGAAAAAAAGTTTATTGTTGTTCCTGTTATTTTATATAAATCATCAGCTACTAATATACCGTTTTGAAACACTTGTATCACACCGTTACTTGCTTGTCCAGCTGTTATAGTTTGTGGAGGGTTAGCGGTATTATTACCTATAACATACGCTGTAGTAGCTGCAGTTTGCGTAGGGTTGGTAACCATACCTAAAACTGGTGGCGAACCGGAAAATTGTTGTGGTAAATTAAAAACGTTACTTGAAGATATTGACGTAGCGTTTCCAAACTCTTTAAATATTGATAATTTTTCATCAAGACTAACAACTCTATTAGAGTAATCTGCATCAGTCTGTGGTACACGTATTTGCTGGTTTAAACTATCAAAATATGTTTCAAATATATCTAATTGAGCTTGTGCACCTGTTTTATTAAACTCAACAGGCGTCATATAACCTCTCTGTTCTTTATTTAGTATTAATAAAACGGTTTGATATACAGTATTTACGTTTATTGCCATCTTTTGTTTTATTTAAGAAAAATTAGTAAATACTAGTCTTGATTTAGCTTTTTCTAATTTATCAGTTTTTTCTATTAATAATCTCTGTAGTGTATTAGGATTTGTGTTTTCTCTATTAGCAAGTATTGCATACACCATACAAGAATACATAGCTTCTTCTGCTAACTTTGGAATAGCGGCTGATTCGTCTGTGGTAAGTGCATTTGATAAATACGTTAACACAATGTTACCAGCAGTACCATACCTTATAGTTTTAGCTATAAAATCTATATAAAATTTTCCAGCTGCTGGAGGTGTAGTTGTTGATTCTGTTAGCAAGGTAGTTGTAGGACCTGCAGTAGTCACCGTTACCTTTATTACAGCAACAAAATCAGATGGTAAATCATACGTTTGATTAGTTGCTACGCTGTTTGTTTCTTCTATAAATTGACTTTTTAATGTTTCATAAGCAAACTCTTGTAAGCATCTTCTTGCGTGAAATATTATCTCGGTTCTTTTACTATCTGGTATTATTTTACCTGGTCCAGTATATGATATAATAAAGTTATTTACAATATCATTTACCGATATAAAAGCATTACTTATAGTTGTATTTGCCATGATTTTTTATTTTTGATTGTCTACGTTTATTTGTTGTTCTTTTCCCGTGGCTAATGATAAAGCTAATTGATCTTTAGTCATTACACCGGCATAACCTAATATTTTATCAACTAACAAAGGTTGATCAGATTGATGTATTTGAAAGTCGGTTGAGTTTTGAGCGTTATAAATATAGTTACCTAAGTTAGGTTCTATGTCAAAACCCCAAACAGGATCAACAGGAAAAGCTAAATAATTTACTCTTATAGAGTTTGACCCTACACCCGTAGGAGTTAATGTAGAAGGATAAAATGTTAATATATTATTTTCGTAAGTATATACTGGATAAAAAGCTGTTGGAGCTGTTAAAGGAGATTCATTAACAGTATAAACATCTTGCTGCTCTATTCTTTGAACTTCTCTACCCGGTGCCGCACCTCCTGCTAAATAAATAACTGAACCTAGTTCGTTTACACTAGTAAGAGCTGTTGTTAAAACCCCGGCAGTATTTGTTATATCTTTTAATTCGTTTCTTTTAAATATTTGGATTTTTTCATCTAATAAAGCCATGCGGTCTGCATAAGCTAGGGAAGTCTGTGGCATTCTTAATAATTGATTTAACTCATCAAAATATGAAGTGTATATTTCCTGCTGAGATTGTGCAGCTATTTTGTTAAATTCAACAGGTGTAAGTACACCTCTTTTTTCTTGTTGTAAAACAACTAATACCGCTTTGTAAACTGAGTTTATATTTATTGCCATTTTAATATTTTAGTTAATAGTGATTAGGGCCACAAAAGTGACCCCCTTCACTATAATTATAGTCACATGTTATTGTAACTTTTTCTTGATTGTTTTAAAAACTTCAACACCTTCATCTGTTTTAAACCATGCAGCTAACGCTGAGTATGGATTTTCATCAAAAGGTACAGTCATTAATTTTCTATCATTAGATCCCCAATGGAATGTTCTTTGATCCTGTGATAGTTTAATAATACCACTTTCGCTAGCTCTAATTCCTAAATTTCTAAGACCCACGTTTTCATCACTAGCAACCGCTAAAAAGTTAGCTGGACTTCTTTTAGCCATTATAAGTAAATCTCTTCTTAATTCTTTAGAACTTAATGAAGAAACTTTTGATCCTAATTCAACTCTTAATACTGCCTCTGCGTGATCTATATCCATTTCTTTTGCAGCAAGCATTGCATCTAACTGTAGGTTAATATCATCTAGCTCGTCTTCTGCTACAACTTCTGCTTCCCATTCTGCATAAACAGCATTTTTTTTAGGGTGATATAATGATAATAGTTTTTGTAAATTTTGTTTTTCTTTAGGCACAGCTAAAACACCATCTTCAAATATAACATGACCTAATATAACTTCTCCTTTTTGTTCGTCTACAAAAGGTGAGTTTTGATTAGTAGCATATCTTAATTCTCTTTGTGTTTTAGTTTCTTCGTCAAACCACATTAAAGGTGAACGTCTAGAATTTTTTGATCCTAAAGTATGTGTTAACGGTTCTGCACCGTTTAGTAGATAGTATCTTCTATCTTTAATCTCCCATTTTGGGGCTTTTATTTCTTTTGTCTTTGACATGATATAATATAATATAATTAATAAAATAAAGAGTATCTCCGCCCGAAGACGGAGATAAACTTTAAAGCAATCTTAGTTTTGGAATAATACGAAATTATTCGCAGCTTGAGTAACCAAACATCTTTCAGATAACCAGTTAACTTGCATAGCATCTAAGTTAGTAGTGTAAGCACCACCAGCAGATCCTGTGATCCAGTTTTTGTATCTTCTGTCTTCTGTTTGTGAAGCTCTATATCTAACGTGTAAGAATGGTCTTCTTATGTTTGTACCTAATTGTTGGTCATAAACAGTTGAAGTTCCAGCAGGAATTAATACACCTTCAATTCCACTTACCGCTACACCACCTCTTGTAGAAGCGTCATTTAAGTATTTCCAGCTAGTTTTGTAGAAGTCATAAGAACCTCTTCTAAAACCAGAGAAACCTAAATTTAAAGCCATATCCTCAGAGTTTTCAAATAAACCATAAGCAGTTCCACCTACAGCTCCACCTGAAATTTGACCTAGCATATCATCAAAATCTAAATCAAGACCTCTGTTTAAGAAAAGCATGTTTTCTTCAATAGCTCCTTGAGTATCTAGATTTTTAAGAACTTGATCAAAGTCAGATAAACCAGTTCCAGCAGAAAAGCCAGACATGATGTTACCTCTTGATTGGATAGCAGCAAATAAACCTTCAGTACCGTAAGCGTTGATACCACCACCAAATCCTTGGATGTTAGCTTGTTGAGCAGCAAAACTTTGTCCACCAGCTCCAGTAGCTAATTCACCTTCAACCATTGCCATTTCTAAGTAGTCATCAAATCTTAGTCTTGTTTCAGACTCAGACTTTAGATACCATAAGTATCCTGATGTTCCATCTTCTGTAGCAACTTCTACCCATCCAATTTGTGCCATATCAGAACCATTGATTTGGAATGAATCTTTTATGATAATTGGGTTGTTAGAATATTGAGTAAATGAAGGTTGAATAGACTTGTAAGATCCAGCACCTAAGCCATTATCTACAGGTCCAACAGTTCCTTTAGCAAAGATAGAACCGTAAACAAACATTTTAAGGTTTGTAGCTCCAACTCCTAAAGCATCCCAGTTAGCTGCAGTAAATGGATAAGCAATAACTCTTTGTCCAATACCACCTGGTAAACTTGTTCTTACCACACCTTTTAGTGTAACACCAGTAGATGGGTTCATTACAACAATTGTATCATTTGGAAAAATAGCATTTGATACAGCTGGGTTACCACCTAAAGCAAATTCTAATTGTGCAACACCTGCACCACCAGTTTGAGCTACATTTTCATAAGAAACGTGTAATCTATTTTGTTCTGACCAAATAACTTGATCAGATGTCATTGGCATTTCAGCGCCAACCATTCTAAGGAAACCGTTTAAAGTTCTGTTTCCATATCTTTCTACCTCTTGTTCGTAAACTTCAGGTAGATACTGCTGGATAAAGTCATTTGCACCACCAGTATTAAACGCTAAATAGTTTCCTTGTAGCGCTAATTGTTGTTGAGAAGGTATAATACTTCCAAACACAGGAGTAATTTGTCCCATAATAATTAATTTTGTTTTTAGTTAAATTTTCTTGTTTTAATCTTCAGTTTTGAAGAATCAAGACCACTGATTGATTTAACTTTTAATCCTCCAACAAATACATCTCCTGTAGGCGAAGGCCTTACATCTTCTGTTATGTTTTTAGATTTTGCAACTAAATTTTTAGTAGCATCGGATTTACCTTGCTCATAAAAATGTTGTGCAATTTTGTCAACATTGTCAGCGGCATACATAGCTTTGTGATAACCTTTAACATCTTTTACATTACCTTTGTCATCTAAGAACTTCTTAATTGTGTTTGTAATATTCGATTGTTTATCTGCAACTTCATTAGGGTTTTTAACTCCGTATCTAAATTTTTTTTCACCAACTTGAAAATCAAAACCTTTGAATTCATTAGTAAAATAGTTTTTAGTATTAGACTTAAAGTCCTCATGTTGTTGTTGAGCTGTGTTTTGCTCTTCATTATAGCGATTGAAAAAGTCCATTGCTTTTTGTTGGTCTTGCGTCACACCAGGTCTCAACTTGATTTCCTCGTAGTATTGACTTTTTAAACCATCTAAATGCTTTCGGGCTTTAGCAACCTCTTCTTTATACGCAAGTTTCTTTTTACGAATCTCACGCTCCTCGTCCACTTCTTCATCATATGAAAAATTATCTTCAATCATAAAGTTAATTTCACTTGAATCTAAGTGTGATTTGGCTTGTTTATAATACTCTCTTAAAAGAGTATCGTTGTCTACATTAGAATAATCAGCATTTAATCTTACATAATCTTCTAATGTTCCACCAGTTTCTTTCATAAAGTCTACAACTTTTTCTATGTTTTCTGGTAGCTTAGCTATTTCTCTTGACTCTTCTGGAGTAGGAGCAATAACTTTTTGTTCAATTTTTTCACCTATTTCTTGTATTTCTTCCTCAACTTTTTCTTCAATAGGTTTTTCTTCTACAATTTCTTTAATTGTTGGTTGCTCTTGTTTATCTTCAAGAATTTTGCTGGACTCTGATACTTGTTGGTCCACTTGAGGGCTATTTCCGGTTTGTTCTTCCACAGCCACCTCCTTTGTTTCTCCGACTTGAACGGCATCTTTTTCTTCTTTTTTAGAAAGATCAACTTTAATAACGTTGTCTTTTTTAATTAATTGTTTAGGTTTACTTTTAATTTTAAAAGTACCTTCCTGTTTTACTTCTTCTGACATAATATAATATAATAATAAAAATTAATAAATAGTTTATTGCGGTTCAAACTGCTCTAAACCAAATCCGCCTAAATTATCCATACCTGCTGATTCAAAATCTGTAGGTAACAAGTCATTTTGACGTTGCTCAATCATTTTTGATTGCTGCGTTGCTTGTATTTTAGTTCTTTTATCTTTACGATCTTCTATAAATTGTTCTTTTTGTCTATCGGTATTTATTTTTGCTTGAGCTAATTGTAATTGATAATTAAACTCTTCAGCCATTAATTGTTTTTTAATTAACGCCTCTTGTTCCATTCTCTGTATTTCAAACTGAGACTTAGCTTGTTCAATTTGTATTTCAGTTTGTGCTAAAGCTTGCTGTTTTTCAACTTCATTCATAGCCGCTTGTTCAGACTGTTGCATATTGGCCTGTGCTTGAGCTTGAATCATTTGTTGTTGATTAGCTTGATCTCTTTCTTGCTTTTGCTTTCTTTTAAGCTTAAGCATTTGATTTGCTAACTTAAGATTTTTTATTTGTCTAATATCTATAGCGTCTTCTAAATCAATACCTTGATTTTGTAATGCTATTTGAATATTTTGTTCTAACTGTGCTTTTTCTTCATCATCAGGTTCTAGTTCTAAAAATATACCAAAATCATGAAGATTTAAAGAATCTATTTCTTTTAACGTTTGAACATTAAAAACAGATATGCTTTCTTTTAAAGAGTTAGCTGTTAAAGGAAACATTAAAGCGTCTGCTATTCTCAATGAAACGTTTTCACAAGCTCTTAAAGTTAAATATAAGCTAGCGTCTAAAATATGTTTTGTAGCAATGTTAGAAGCGTTGGCAGCCATTTTTTGCAATCCGACTAAAGCGTCTTTGTCTGGTAAACTGCCGTCTCGTGCTTCATTAAGACCTGTTACGTCTCTTATCATTTGTAAATAATACTGATATGTATTTACAAGTGATGATATTTTTCCGTTTGCACTAGATGTTTGTAATTCTTGAATAGGTACTTTACCTCTATTAGGATCACCATCTTGTGTTAAGCTTCTACCAACTATACTACCAGTCTGGAAATACATATTTAATGCTTCCTGTGGATTATAATTGGTACCATTACCTAAATCAACTTCTGCTAAACCATCTACGTCTACAAAAACCCCATCTGGAACCATACGTTGAATTACTTGTTGTAATTTTAACGATGTTAATTGTATCATATCGGCAAAACCAGTTATTCTACTAACAAGAGACTCTATACGGCCTTGATATAAATTAGGCGCACACATAGTATAGTTCATGTTAACTTTTGTTGTGTCAGAAACTGGTCTTGTCATATTTTCAGCTAATTTCCACTCTAACATTTGAGGTACACCCATTACTTTAGCGCCACTAAATAAAACCTCTATAGATCTTGATACTCTATTAAAGTTATCGCTAGGTGGAGGATTAAAAGTATCTGGTTTTTCTAAAGTTTTTTCTAAACCAGTATCAGTTTGTTTTATTTTAAAAACTTGATCAATAAACGTTTTGTATTCAAAAAATAATATTTGAACTAAATCGTTGTCATAATTAGGATTAGCTATATAACCATCTCTACCTGGATATTTAACCATTTTTTCTAACTCTTGATCAGTTAAATATGGAAACCTTTTTTTAATTTCAGCTAAAGTCATTGACTTTATTTCACCTACATAATATATGTCTTCAAAATTAGGATCATTAGTATAAGAATATACTAAATTAGCAGGATCAACATACTCTACTAAAACACCATTAGATTTAGTAAAATTTGTTTTTACAGATCCTATACCTATTGTTGTAATATCTTCAATAACTCTTTTTTTAGTTAAATGATATTTATTATTAGCTAAAACATTGTTTATAACTTCTTCTTCAGCTATTTCTATACTTTGTTTATAGCTTAATTGCATATGCAATTCTAATTCTTCTTTAGTTCTTGGAAGATCTACGGCTGGAATATTTGATTGTGAAAAGTCTTGACCAGTATTTTGCTTTGCTGTTTCTAACAAATCTTGAGAGTACATATCTCTAACTATGTTAGTTGCATATTGAGTTCTTTGTTTTAAAGCAAAAGGATCTTGTGAAAAAGCTTTTATATCATAATTTTTAGATGCAATACCATTTACTACTATATCTACAAATTTAGGTATAATAGGAACTGGTTTCCAATCTAAATTTAAATAAGATAAATCACCATTTATAGATAATTCATCTTTATATTTTTGTACGTTTTGCTCTCCTCTAGCATATAATCTAAGATTATGAAAATTTTGGTAACCTGTATTCCATCTACTACCATTAACTCTACCACCTCTAAACCATTCATACTCAATAGCTTGTCCTACCAATAACCCATATTCTAAACTTCTCTTTTCCTCTTCAGATACCATCTGATCAGGAAACGCACTATTAACACCAGTGTTTAATTTCATCTAATTAATTATTTTTGATTCTCTACCTTTGTTATTATATTTTGCAAAACTTAAATTAACAGGTTGTCTTACAGTTTCAGGTATGGGTCTATATTTGTTTTTATTACAAGCCATGATAGCTAAACCAGAGCTTATAGATGCATCGTGTTTTGTTCTATTGTTTATATCAAACGCCGCCCAATCTTCTAATGTTCTTTGAAAGTACATTGTCCCATATTGCTCATTGTTATAACCAACAAACATTTCTATATAAGCTTCAATAGCAGCTGCGTGAGCTTGCTTAACATCTTCACTTGAATTAGGTATACCACCTATTTCTTTTTCAGCAACAGATAATTTATACATTGTTTTATCAGGCCTGTTCATAGAGTAACCTCTATAACCTCTTCTTTTAAAATGATATAACAACCTTGGTTTATTATTTTCAGCAAGAAGTGGCATCCCATAAAAAACACAAGCCATAAGAACATCTTCAAAAAATATTTCTGCGGTTTGTGGTCTTGATATATATTCTAAAAAGAATAAATTAGGTGGACAATCGTCCATTGTAAACTTTGTTAACCCATGAAGTGATCCTTTAGATCCTCTACCATCTACTGTTCCTGATATATCATATGAGTCACAACCAAAAGCGCCCATATGTTCATTTGCAGGGTATTTTACACCATTTTTGATAATAATTTTATTTTGTTGGCTTTCGTTAGGAACCCATGAAACAAAAAATCTACCTTGTTTACTTGGAACAAACATAACGCTTGTATCTTTAATCCCATCTACCCACTGAAAATTACCCTGTGTTATAATAGTAGAGTGTTTTAAATCTTCATTATAATCTATTTGTTCGTATATTTTTGTTAAATTAAACAAAGATTGTTTAGTTTCATCTCTAAACGCATGTTTTTCAGTACGTGGAAACTGTCTATATAGTTCATTGAGTGCATCAGGATCGTTCTTAAGGCCATCTACTTCATTTTCCCAGTGTTCGATAACACCGATTTCAATGGGGAAACCGTCTGGTCCTTTTTTAGGTTTTTGCGGTGTCTCAAAGACAGGTAGGCCATAAGAATCGATGTATCCTTCGTAATTCCACTCCATAGGTATGAACAAGCTATATAATCCCGAGCTAGTCTGCCCATTGCGGTTTCTTCTGGTAACGTCTGAGTCATCATATAATTTTTT